TTTCTTTTCCTTTCCATTTTTTCTTTCGACAATAGTCTCTAGCATCTTCCCTAGTAGCCTTTCGAAATTCGAGATGAGCTGGGAACATCTTGTAAATAGTACCCTTTCGTTTACTATCTTTAAATTCAAGATAACCTTGTATGTGCAACCTATGTGTAGTTGGGCACATTTCTATTTGTGCTATAGCGTACCGGATTCCCGGTAAATCATTAACTGATTCCCAATGTGATCGCATCGCATCTATGATTTCTTCAGAAGAAAAATCATCATCTAGCCCTAGGTGACCAGCATAAGCTGTAAAACACCAGTGCCTTTTTTGAACATTCATCATAATTCATCCCAACATTTTTTGCAATAAGTTGCTGTTCTAAACTCATGAGGAGTTACTTTCCACAGCTTACAATGAAAACAATCAATATATCGTTTATCATCATTGTAAAATTCAAATAATTTTTTTTGCATTAAAAACACCTACAATCATTCGGCCAACAGAATCGGCAATATCTCATTGTTGCTCATCCCATATATTGAATTCAATGCATATATCGCATTGAGTACCGTCACATTCAATAAGAATTAATTCCGGTTCTCTCCAATATTCGCAAGCGGTTTTTTTGTTAAGTTTAACTTCCCAGTTAGGTCCTTCAGTAGTGCCCATGTTAACTGTGAAGTTGGGGGGGGTAATAATATCTTCGCAGAAGATGCCCCCCCTTTGACCTTTCAGGTCAATCAAACCAAGAGCCAATCTCTCCGCCCAAATTAGCGGATGCTCTTGTAAATCTAACCATACCAAATGCCCATGCAATATCGATAATAGGCAAGGGCCCGTCAACAAATGTTACGGGGTATGTTAATGCGTATACAGATGCACCAACGGCTGCACCAGCATAATAACCTCGCTTTTCCCAATCACCAGCACGAGGATTAGAAGATTTATTGATTATTTCCGATACACCTTTCGCAGCTTCTTTCGAAGTTCTCATATCAACGGTTATATTCTCGGGATCACTTTGTCTAGTAAAAGTGCGCATAGTAGAATTAGGTTGACGTAAATCAATAAACCAATTCTCAAGCGAATTCTGTCCAGTATATATTTTAGCATTCATTCAACCCACTCCGTACCGCATTCACATATACAGTGAACTACTTCGGCTACGTCGATATAATTTTTATAAACATTAGTGCTGCCGCACCTGCTACATTCAATATTTTCGACTCTTTCTGACAAAAGCAACTCGACGGTTTCCGACATATTTGTAGCATCCTAATTTTCCTTTCTTTGTTCTAAAAACCTTACCCATTCGGGTTTTAGGCTTGTAAGTTCTTTTAGATCTATAAGTTTTTTTTCTGTAAGCCATCAAATACACACTCCTTCAACTTGAGCATAGAGTTTGTTTGTTAGCCCGATTATATGGAGAAATGCGGTTGCTAAAAGGTATTCAATTCTGTTATTTTTTAGATGGTTCAGACAAGCTGCCCACTTTGTTGTTTCTAATATTGTTTCTGTTTGCATGTTAATCACATATCCGTCATTTCTTCAGCTAAATATCCTCTGTGAGTTCCCGGTACCAGTGTTACCTCAAGAAGTAATCCATCGCCGGGTTTAAAATCAAAAGTTGAGACTTCAATTAATCCACATGGGAAATTGCCACCAGCCAATCTAGTAGTACCACCAATTGTAGAATTTGTAACAAATTCTTGAGAATGTATTTCAAGTGAATTCATTTGTGTTGCACCACCGGGGTACATAGTTGTGACTGCAACTCCATCACCTTCATAAGGATAAGGAGATTGATTATTATCTGCCAAGGCATCGTCAATTACTTCCGCAACTTGACCAGTGCCTTCATTAAACATAGCAGATAACCAATTTTCAGGATTGTTATCATCAGTATCAGCTGCATCATCAGGAGCATTTGGATCAATTACATCTGGCAAACCACGTGAGTTAGCATATCCTTGAATCAAAGATACAGTATTAGTGGTGATGAAATCGTTTGCACCAACAGCCATAATATTAAATCCATTAGGACCAGTTGGAACTCCAGTAGGTGCTGAAGGAGTATATATTTTTGAATATTCCCATTCGCCGGGTGTAGCCACTTGAATTGGTTGACCAATAGTAGCGGCAGAATGAGGTAGTAGATTTGCTAAAGAACCAGCAGTACGATGGTCCTTATTCATAAAAATCTTATAATCTAAAAATTTAGGTTTTATAGAAGCTACTTCTTGCATTGCTTCTCTTTGTTGTTTCATCCAAGCCCTGAAACCCTTTTCCCATGCGTTTGACATAACCCATGTATTAGGTAATTTATGTATAGATATTGAACCATTATTTGCAGTAGTCACTAATTTAAAACCCTGAACTGCCCAGTTTAGACCTTGACGATAAAATCGCCTATTAACAAGTGATGCCACTTGACTTAAATCAATATGTCTAGATTCTTTTCCCGAAGTTGATGCACTAAATATAAAATTAAATTTCATAACTGCGGGTTGTATTTTTTTAGAAGATTTACGGTAATTTCGCTTCGCCATGATTACTCTTCTTCGCCGTGGGTTATTAAAGATATCTCGGCTTCTTGCATTAATCGATATACAGATTCTATCGCTTTATAGTGTGTAAAATACACTTCTATATCATATTTCAATATTGCTTCAGGGGTAAACCCTTTTCTTAACATCTCAAGAGCTCGCTGTTTAGGAGATATGCCAGTAGTTCTCTCCTTACGCCACTCCCCAAATTCGGGTAGACGTTGCACTTGGCCTTTTTCTTTTCCTTTCCATTTTTTCTTTCGACAATAGTCTCTAGCATCTTCCCTAGTAGCCTTTCGAAATTCGAGATGAGCTGGGAACATCTTGTAAATAGTACCCTTTCGTTTACTATCTTT